CTCATCAGTCGTATTGCTACTGACCCAATCGGATCTTTACCTGAATGGGAAGCAGCAGAAGAACCATGGCAATTCTTAGCAAGCTGTGAAGAGTATTATCATTGTGTGATCGCAGCTGATAGACAATTCACATCACTGTTTGTTGCTGTTGATGCAACCTGTAGTGGTCTCCAGATCTTGGCTGGACTTGCACGAGATAAATCAACTGCAAGACTGGTTAATGTGTTACCTGGTGATAAGCCTCAGGATGCCTATAAGGTAGTTGCTGAAGCTGCTATGTCATCAGTACCTGAGCGCTTACGTCCATTCCTAGATAGGAAGAAGACCAAGCGCTGTGTTATGACTATCCCTTACAATGCTAAGCCTTACTCCAACAGGGGTTACATCAAAGAGGCTTTCTTGGAGGATGGGATAGAGCTAGATAAAGAAGAGCTTACTGAAGTCGTTAAAGCTATCCGTTCAGCTATGGATGTGGTCGTACCAGGTCCTATGGCTGTTATGAAATGGATTGAGGCTGAGGTAGCAGCTGCTGTCAAGCGTGGTGTACGATACCTTGAATGGAGGACTCCATCTGGGTTTATTGTCCACCAAAAGCTCAACAAGAAGAAGTTCCAGTCTATGGAGCTACAGCTGTTGGGTCGTTGTAAGATGAAGGTGGCAGTTGGGGAGACTGATGAGGTCGATCTCAACCACCACAAGAATGCAACAGCTCCTAACCTTATTCACAGTCTAGACGCTAGTCTATTACACTTGAGTGCCCTACGCTTTGATGCCCCTATTGCTCTTATTCACGACTCTGTGCTTTGTCGTGCAACGGATATGTCTACCCTATCCACCATTGTACGAGAAACCTACATGCACTTGTTCGCAGAGCATGATTACCTACGAGACTTTGCCAAACACATTGGTGCAGAGTCTGACCCTCCGATCATTGGTGATCTAGAACCAGAGACCGTGATCGAATCCACCTACTTCTTTTGTTAATGTCACAACCCATCCACGTTACTCAACAGCCTGTTGTCCTTGAAGGTTATCAAGCTGTACTGAAACCATCTAAGTTTGGCTATTCACTGTCTGCACTCCTGGACTCCCAGCTTATCGAAGCATTGGAGGAGGATCGTAAAGAAACACTCAAGTGGGCAGAGTCCAAACTGAAGAACCCTAGGCGTAGTGTCCTCAAGCCTGAACCTTGGGAAGAGGTTACTGAAGGTTCCTATAAGACTAAGTTCTCCTGGAATGAAGAGAACCGTCCTCCTGTTGTAGATAGTGAGGGCACTCCTATCACCAACCGTGATCTGCCTGTCTACAGTGGCAGCAAGGTTAAGCTTGCCTTCCGACAGAAGCCTTACATTCTCAAGGATGGTGTCACCTATGGCACTAGTCTTAAGCTTGTTGGTGTTCAGATCGTAGAGCTTGGTGGTGCTGCTGGTATTGATCGTGGCGACCTTGGTGATACTGAGGTAGCAGCACTGTTTGGTCAGACCACTGGCTTCAAGGCTAGCTCAGTGCCTGCATCTACTAGTGATGAAGTGTCTGATGATGTCGTCGAGGATGACGATTTCTGATGGCCTTTCGCTCAGGACTTGAAGAGAAGGTCGCTGATCTTCTCACCAACCTGGGTGTTAAATACGAATACGAATCAACCAAGGTACCTTACGTACTGCAATGCAACTACACGCCAGACTTCCTCCTACCTAATGGTATCTATCTAGAGACCAAGGGTCAACTAACGGAGGAGGATAGGCGTAAGATGAAAGCAGTTAAGGCTGCACACCCTGACCTTGACATTCGTTTCGTATTTCAATCACCCCACAATAAGATCTACAAAGGATCTAAGACAACCTACGCTAAATGGTGTGAGAAGCATGGCTTCCAATACTGTTCCTTCCACTCGATTCCTATTTCATGGCTGACGTAACTAAAATCAGGCAGGTTGTCGCTGCTCTGATTGATGCCTTTGATAGCACCAGCTCACCCAATGATATCATCGAAGCATTCGAGGATGAGCTTGATGCTTATGAACAACTGATTCAAACTTACCACCAAAAGTAATGCGCCCCACTATGTACGGTACAACTGAGTATTATGCTGATCTCTTTTCAGACATTCTTGCAGATGTAGATAGCGAGCAACCTGTATATGCTGATGCAATAGTTCAAGGTTTTTATCAAGCACTAGACTCATGGTTCGAGTATCACGATGAGCAAGCACGAACTTATGCAGACATCCGAAAGCGAGTTCGTCAGGCACTTACCGTGTGATAGTTGTGGGTCATCTGATGCAGCTAGCCTGTATACAGATGGCCACACTTTTTGTTTCTCATGTAACGCCTACACCAAAGGTGATGGCGATGTTCACACTCATAAAATGTCCACTAATGTCCAACTCCAAGGTTCAGCCGAGCGGCTGCAAAAGCGGAACATCTCAGAAAAGGTTTGCCAACAATACCGCATCTATAAAGACGGAGACGTTCTACGCTTCTATTATTTCGACGATGCTGGAGTCGTTAAAGGCTGCAAGGTAAAGACTAAGAGTAAACTATTCACTTATGAGGGAGAAACACCTGGAACACTTTTTGGGCAACATTTGTTTCCCTCCACTGGAAAACGAGTCGTCATTACAGAGGGGGAACTCGATGCGGCTTCGTGTAGTGAAGCTATGCCGGGGTGGCCGATGGTATCTTTACCTAGCGGTGCCGCTGCGGCCAGGAAGTCGATTCAACGGGCTCTCCAATGGCTCCAGGGTTATGAAGAGATTGTCCTGTTCTTCGACAATGACGACGCGGGCCGTAAGGCAGCGGAGGACGCGGCAGGGGTCCTTCCACCTGGCAAGACAAAGATCGCAAGACTTGAGGAATACAAGGATGCGTCAGACGCTCTCCAGGTCAATGACACTGAAGCGATTCGTCGAGCTATTTGGGACGCGAAGCCTTACCGTCCAGATGGGATCGTAGATGGTAAGTCTCTCCTTGAGATAGTAACCACACCTAATCCACCATCAGATCATGACTATCCATTCGAAGGACTCCAGCAGAAGTTACATGGGATACGATATGGAGAGCTTGTTACAATTACTGCAGGCTCTGGTATTGGTAAATCCTCGTTCTGTCGTGAACTCGCAACTCACCTTCTCAACGGAGGAGAAAGAGTCGGTTATCTGGCACTTGAAGAAAGTAACCGTAGAACCGCCTTGGGACTGATGTCCGCTGCTGTTGGTAAATCACTACACATTGGTAACCATGACCGAACTGCCCTCACCGAAGCTTATAATCACAGTCTTGCTAAGTGGAACCTGTTTCTTTTTGATGGCTTCGGTTCTTTCGACCCAGATGTTATCTACAACCGAATTGAATATCTTGCTTGCGGGTTAGACACTAAGGTCATTTTCCTTGATCACCTGTCTATCCTTATGTCTGGACTAGAGGGTGATGAGAGACGGATGATTGATGTTACTATGACCAAGCTACGTTCTCTTGTAGAGCGTACTGGTATTGCTATGTTCCTTGTCTCCCACCTACGACGTACATCTAATGACACAAACCACGAAGAAGGCGCAAGAGTCACCCTTGGACAACTTAGAGGCTCGGCAGCTATTGCTCAATTGTCAGATGGAGTTATTGCGCTTGAACGGAACCAGCAAGCGGATCGAGGAGGCTCTTCTACGACTGTGCGAGTCCTCAAAAACCGCTATAGTGGGGAAGTAGGCGTAGCTTGTCAACTTACCTACGACCTCGATACTTGTAAATTTACTGAGACTGAAGCAAATGACTTCGATCCAACAACGGACTTTTGACCCATACAACCTTAGTGGCCGTGATCCATTCTTGACCTATGGATCGGTTTGGAAGGATCCCGACAAAGCAGCTAAGCGCCGATACGAGATGAAACTAAAGCGGCCTAACCCTCCCACACCTGAGGCAATCAAGCGAGCACAGTTCGTTGATAAGACCTACAAGTGGACTGGTAAGTGACACAACAACATCCCATCACCACACCGCCGGAGCTGATTGAGCAGTGGATGCAAGATCACGCCACTAGGTACGACTTGGCTCGTCGCGCCGCCCAATGGGGCGCAGACGCTGAGCTGGAGGCGTGCTGTGAGTGGCTTAGTGTTCCTTGCCCCAGTTACGGACGTGAACTCCGCAATGCCCGCCGGCCCCAGCCGCCGAGCTTGAAGGAGCAGGCGTTGGTTGCGCTCCACGCTGTTGCGACAGGCGCTAATGACATGCGCGAGCAACGCCAAGACTTCGAGACCATCCGCCTCGCACTGGAGGCACTACCCGATTGAACCTAATCTTTGACTTAGAAACAGACGGTCTATACAATGATTGCACCAAGGTTCACTGTATCGGTATCTATGATCTCGACGCTAAACAAACTCTTGTCTTCAACGATGAAGGTAGTGAGCAACCTATCACGAAAGGTGTCCAGCTACTCGAAGATGCCTGTTGCCTTATTGGTCATAATATTATCGGTTACGATATTCCTGTGCTCCGTAAGCTCTATCCTTGGTTTACCGTCAGTGCTAGGGTTGTGGATACTTTGGTTCTCAGTCGCATTTATCACGCTGACATGTTGAAGACCGATCAGAAGCGTAGGTGGAAGGATATGCCACCACAACTGCAAGGACGCCACTCACTGGAGTCCTATGGTTATAGGCTAGGCGAATACAAGGGAGAGTTTGGTAAAGATACTGATTGGAAGAACTGGTCACAAGAGATGCAAGATTATTGTTTACAAGACGTACAAGTAACACAGAAGTTATGGCAACACTTCCATCCATACCTGACTTCATCCAACTAGAACATGATGTCGCAACAATCCTCACCAACCAAGAATTACATGGATGGTACTTTAACGAAGATGCTGCACGGGAACTTGCACAAGCTCTCTATTCCGAGCTTGATGGCCTTAATCGTGTATTACGGAAGCGGTACCCTTACGTTGCAGGA